TGCCCCAGATCGAGGGCCGCTACATCCAAGCCGGTCAGCTCGGCTACGGCGGCCGTGGCGGCGCAAGCACGCCCTCGGGCATGATGACGGACACGGCACGCGCCGTGCGCGACACCAGCGCCGACATCCTCGGACGGCAGACGGAGGCCCTCCAGAGCGGCTACACGCAGGCCGCAGGACTGGCCGGCACCGACCTGTCGCGCATGGGTCAGTTGGCCGGCACGGCCGGCAACCTCGCGAACGTGCAGCAGGGGCAGCAACTGGCCGCCTCTGGCGCGCTGTCGGGCCTCGCCGGGCAGGCGCAGGGCCTCGGCCTCACCGGCGCAGGCGCGCTGGGTTCCGTGGGCGCACAGCAGCAGCAGCAGGGCCAGAAGAGCCTCGACGTGGCGTATCAGGACTTCCTGCGCCAAGAAGGCTACCCGCAGGAGCAGATCGACAAGATGCTCGCCACGTTCAAGGGCGTCGCGACGGGCATCCCGTCGGCCACGCAGGAGCAGGGCATCTCGCCGTCCGGTGTGCAGCAGCAGTATCCGGCCAGCACGGCCGCGCAGATCGGCAGCGTGCTGGCGGGCCTCGGCGGCGCGCTGGAAAAGGGTGGCGTGCTGTCAAAGCTCATCGGGCCGTAACCCTTCCGCACCCCGGCGGAAAATGCTATTACGGAGTACGCCTCCGACGTGAGTGGAGAATACAGTGGACGAAGATTTCACGGGCACCGACGACGCCGAGACTGGCGCCCTTGGCATGTTTGCCGGCCTTGAAGGCTCGTTGCCCGCGAGCGAACTTGCAGGTCTGCGGGCCTCGATGTCCGAGAGCCAGCGGCTGGCACGCGAGCAACGTGCGTTCTATGACCGCGTGGCGGAGGAGACCCGGAAGCGCCGCGTCGGCCCCTCGACCAGCGAGCAGTTGTTCGAACTCAGCGCGGCGCTGGCCCGGCCGACCACCGTGCGCGGCTTCAGCGGCGTCTTGAACAACGTCATGCCCGTCCTGCAACAGCAGGCCAAGGCGACACGTGTTGGTGAAGAGGGCCGCACGGAGGCGCTGAACGCGATGCAGTTGGCGCAATTGAGGGGTGCGCAGGGCCTCGCCAATCAGGACGTGACCACGCGACTGTCGGTTGCGCGGTTGATGGCCGCCGCAGGCAAGAGCAACGCGCCGAAGTATGACCCTATCCCCGGCGGCCCCGGCTACCAGCAGCGGCCCGGAACGGGGGGCGCGCCGGAGTTTCCGCAGCAGGATGAATTTGGAAACTACGTCCTCACGGACCCCCGGCAGGTTAATTTCTTGCCTATAAATTCGCGCATGATTGTGGCTGGTGGCGATCCGACCAAGCCTAAATACAAGCCTGCATCGTAAGGCGGAGACAAAACATGGTTCAATCGTTTCTTGCGGGCTACCCCGACAAACCAGTTCCCGTTTCAAAGAAGGTGATCGAGGACGCGGAGGCGGGCGTCGCTGTCGCTACGCGCACTGCTGATGCCGCAAAAAAGGGCGCTGACGCCGCTGTTGCAACAGCCACGTCGGCGGATCAAATCCGTGAGGCTCGGTCCAAGGCAGAAAAGGCGGCGCTTGACCTTGAGAAAGCGCGCATTGAGCTTGAAGCCCTCAAAAACTCCGGCGTCACCCTAAGCGAAGGGCAGGGCAGGGCATCCTCCTTTTACTCCCGCATGCTTTCGTCCGAACAATCCATGGACAAGCTGAAGCAAGATCCAGACAGTCTCATTGGCAGAACGGCGTATGAAATTGCTCCGGGCTTGACGGCGAAAGCGGCAACGAGCGAGCGCACGAGAAACCGTGATTTCATCAAAAACTTTCTCATGGCGTCGCTCCGCAAGGAGAGCGGCGCCGTCATCGCGCCGTTCGAACTCTCAAATCAATATAGCATCTATTACCCGAGTGCCGATGCAAGCCCGGAAGAGATTGCGGAAAAACGGCAGCAGCGCATTCTGGCCATCGCAAACATGCGGAATGAAGCCGGACCCGCCGGCCCTAACGCGGACAAGGTTTTGCTTGAGCAGGGGTTCACGCCCATCGGCATGGTTGCCCCGGTAAAAAGCGAAACACCCCCGCAAAAAACGGAACGCACCGCAGGTGCCGGAGCCGAGACCACGACTGTTGCCGTGCCGAAAGAGTTTCAGGCGGCGTTGATTGATTTCGTCAACACCAAGGGGAAAGACCTCGACCCGACGGAGTTTCAGACGTTCTTCAACAGCACCGCGAAGACGTACAACATGCCCGGTCGGGCATCTGCTGAAGAAGCCAAAAGGGTAGTCGACGCCGTAAAGAGCGGCGCCCGTTTCGGCGGCGCGGCTCCGCTAGAGCGTCCGTTGACGCCCGTGGAGCGCGGCGTCAACGAGAGCCTGCTCTCGACGCCCGGCGGCGTGGCCACCGGCGTCGTCAACGCGACGACGCTGGGCATCCCCGCCATGCTCGACGAGGACATCGGCAGGACCGTCGAGGGCGTCCGTGAGGCGTCGCCATGGGCGACGGGCACGGGTGACGTCCTCGGCAGCGCAGCCATGGCCGGCTTGGGCGGCTTGGGCCTCCGGGCCGTGGGCATGTCCGCCGCCAAGGCCGAGCCGCTGGCTGATCTTATTTACAGCGCCGTCACTGGTGCTACGGGTGCACCGGAAGGCGAGCGCCTTTCCGGGGCCGCCACCAACGCTATCTTTTCCGGTATGGGGTCTGCGGCCCCGTCCGTCGTGAAACGAGTTCTCAAGCCAAATACGGACGAGGACATCAAGATCCTGCGTGAGGCCGGCGTGCGCCTATCTCCAATGCAGACGCTTGGCGGTCGTGCGGATCAGGTGGAGGAAGCCGCATCTCGCCTGCTTATCGGCGGCGGCGATGTTAGTATCGCTGCCCGCAGGCGTGCGTTCAACGACTTTGGCACGGCTTACTTAAATAAGGCCGGCGAATACATCAACTTCAAGCTGCCAGACGGCATGAAACCGCACGAGCGGATGAAGGCTGCGGGAGCCGCTTTTGACAAGCAGTACGACACTCTTCGCGCACAGATGGCGGTTGTCCCGGATCAAGAACTGCTGGATGATATCGCCAACCTGAAGGCGAAAATCAACGACGGCGTCACGTTTTCGCCTGACAACGCAAGCCGTTTGAACAAGCTCCTCGACGATCAACTGGCGCGGCGTACCGCCAACCCGATTGGCGGCGACGACTATAAATCACTGTCCAGCCTCCTGAAGACGCGCAGGAGCTCGTTTGCCAAGAGGGGCGACCAAGAGCTGGCAGACGGCGTGGCCGACATGCAAGATGTCCTTGACGCCGCAGCTCGTCGGCATTCGCCGCCCGAGGTGGTTGACATGATGAACCAGACCGACCGGGGCTTCGCGATACTCGCGCAGGCACAAGAAGCCGCGCGCATGGCTGGCACCAAGCCGGGCGAGTTTTCCCCAGCGCAGATTTTGAACCGCCAGCGGGCCGGCGACACGCGCGCTCGGTCTCGCGGCTTCGTTGAGGGCGACGTTGAGGGCCAGCGCCTCGCCGAGGCCGGACAAAACATCCTCGGCAATGCCTTTCCCAGCTCCGGTTCGTCGGAGCGTCTCGCCGCCGGTTTGACCGTAACGGGTGGCGGCGCGTTTCTTTCGCCCACGACCCTCATACCGAACGCGGCGATGGGCTTGATCAACGCCCCCGGCGTGCGTGACGTACTGCCGAAGCTGTTCGCGGGGCAACGTCCCAAACCAATCGAGGCGCTAGGCTCGCTGATGGAGAAGTATGCGGTGCCGGTGAGCCACCTTGGTTCCGCGATTGGGCAGCAGTTCAATCCGATGGAACAGACCCCCGAGGACTACGCCACGACGACCATAGAGCAGCCGAAGGGGGCCACTTACGACCTCGCCACCGATACGTACCTCCGGCCCGACGGCGTTCGTGTTCGCCGCGACGGCACGCCTGTCGATGCGCCGGTGGGCATGTATCGTGGCGGTCTGATGAACCTTGCGAGCAAGTACCGCTGATGGCCGTCAAGCCGCGCAAGAAGGAGCCGACCCTCGCGGAGCTGCTTGCGCAGTACGGCCGCAACATCGCCAGCGACGCGCCCGTGGTGGGCCGCCGCATTGTGGAGGGCGTGCGCTCGCTGCCGGAGATGGCTGACACGGGCAGCCGCTTCGCCCTCGGCGCTGCCCAGCGGCTGGGAGACATGCTGCCGCAAGAGCTGCGTGGGCCTGCGCTGCGCGGCGACTACCGCCCCACGTTCGACGCCGGTGCGGACATCGCCCAGCTCCTCGGCAGGACTGGCAACCAGCTCGTGACTGGCACGTCGCAGCGCGGTCTCGACGCGATGGGCGCACCGCGCGGTGCCGGCTACGACCCGGGCGCGACCCGCATGTCGAGAGGCGCGCAGGACGCCATCGTCAGCGGCGTGCAGGCGTTGCCGGGGCAACTGTACGACAACCCGCTCAGCAGTGCCTACGAGGCTGCCATGATGGTGGCACCCGTGCCCGGCAAGATGGCCGTAAGGGCGCTGGAGGGTGCCGGTGCGCTGGCCGGCAGGGCCGTGCGCGGTCGGCGGGCGGCTCCCCTCGCTGCCGCCGTTGAGGACGTGGCACCTATGCCGCAGGGCATGCTCGCACTGCCCGCGCCGGAGAGGATGCTGGCGCTGCCGGCGCCCGGCCCCGGTCTCCCGCCGGGTGCCGCCAAGCCGCGCGGCGGTCAGTGGTGGGCCATCAAAGATTTTGACGGGGCGAACTACTCACCGGAAGCCGCCGCTCGCACTCACGCTTTGGACTTTGAACTGTCGGGTTGGGTTCCCGAGGAGCAAGGTGTTGTGGGTGGGCGCGTCGCTAACAACAGCCCGGCGGCGGCGTGGCTCGAAAGGGCGATGACCAAATACTACAAGAACGAGTTTGGATCGCCGGACGACCCGCTGCGTGCACTCGCCGAGCGCGGGATGCACTACGATCCTGAGATGACGCCGGAACGCTGGCAGCAGACAGTCAACGACATTTTGCAGGAAGATACCATCGGCAGTGTCTTACTGCCCCGCAACCCGAAGGGTGGCATGCCCGGCGCGGGAGACGACTTGCGCGCCAACGCTATGCTGTCGATGCCGTGGCTCGCAAAGCTGCCGGTGACGGACAAGATTTACGGCATCGGTGGTGGCGGTCTGGATCTCACGCACTTCACAGACGAGTTCCTTAACGCCTTGAACCCCGAAGCCTCTGGCATCCCGCTCGACCTCGCCGTACGACCGGAGAGCCTCGGCCGCATGACGTTCCCGCAGGCCGTGGAGCAGGTCGGCAAGATCAACCAGTACCGCGCCAAGGAGATGGAGCGCGCCGCGTTGAGCAGCGCCAGCAACCCGGCCGTGCAGACGTTCAAGGAGTACACCGAGAACAATCCGATGGGGCTGCGCTGGACGGAGCTGAAGACACCGGGAGAGGATGCGCCTCTCCCAGAAGGCTGGTTGCCGGACGGCAAGGGCTTTTATAACGATAACACTGGTGACACCCAGAGTTTTCACCCCAGCTTGCAGGACGCGCTCAAGTACGAGGGTGACACCATGGGTCACTGCGTCGGCGGCTACTGCGACGAGGTCGCGTCCGGCAAGTCGCGCATCTTCTCGCTGCGCGACGCCAAGGGCGAGCCGCACGTGACGATTGAGACGTCTCCCGTGCATAAACCCACGGCTGCAGTTGAACATCTTCGGCAGCTCGGCGTTCTGCCGGAGTGGCAGAATTACATCAAACGCGTCAACACAAGGGGCGTAGACACACTCGCGCTCAGTGATGCGTGGTTGCGCGAAAGGGGCTTGCCCCCTGTTGAGTACTCCAGCCAAGACATCGTCCAGATCAAGGGCAAGCAGAACCGCGCGCCGAAGGACGACTACCTGCCGTTTGTGCAGGACTTCGTGAAGGGCCAGAAGTGGGGCAACGTCGGCGATCTGCGCAACACCGGCTTGGTGAAGCTGCCCGACGGGCGCTACATCACGCGCGAGAATTACCAGCAGGTCATCGACGACAACAGGTTGGACGAGGCTTACAAATCATACGATTTTAACGCGCACGGATTTCCGGGCGCGCAGGGGTTAGACGACGATGCTTGGCAACAGTTCCAGCGCCATTTCGAGGGCTACGCCGTCGGCGGCCGCGTGTCTGCGGATCGCTGTTTCTCCCGCCATCCAATGAGTGTCCGGTAATGGGTATCATGAGCTTCGCCGTAAAGGCCGCCAAAGCGGCAAAGAAGGCCGAGGAGGCCGCTAAGTTGGTGGAGGCTGCCGCGAAGGTTGCCAAGCCAGCGGCACGCGCTGCTAAGGCGGCTGCGCCGGTGGCCAAGGCAGCCGCACGCGCCAAGGCACCTCTGGCTGTTCGGACCCGAGCACAACTCGCCGGAGCCGAAAGCCCGCACATGGTAAGCACGCGGCGCCCCACTCCGCCCAACTACGGTGTCTCAGGAAACCCTGACGAGCAGCTCCTTATTCAAAGCGGGGAAGCGTTGCGGGCTGCGCCAAAGGCATTTGGCACCAACATGCGGATGCTCTCCGAAGAACCGTTCATGCGCGGAACTGAAGGGCTGGACCCCGAAACCATTTACGCGGAAAGCCTTCGCCGAGGCGCGGACAATCTCAAGTTCATCATGAACGACTTGATGCCGGCTGAAAAAGTTGAAGCAGCTCGCGGCTGGTACCCCACGGCAAAACTTGTCTCTGAAAGAGCGGCAGCACGCGCGGGGCTTCCGCCAGAAGCCGGGTACGGCGTGGCTGCGGTAACATCGCCGCAAACCCCGTGGGACATCAATGTCGGCAGACTTGATCGCCTCATGGACATGTACAAAGATCGCTTTTCTGTCGATCCGCAAGAAGCGCGCCGGTACATCGAAAACCGAATTGCAAACATGAAAACCCCGGGCGCCATTGCGAAACTCGGGCCGGACTACGCCGCAAGAATTGCGGCGATGCCTTACGAAGAACTGCCCGACAAGTTTGCCAAGTTTGCGCGCGTTTCCCTCGCCGACGCGACGCGAAACGACCCGATGGTAAACCGCATCAACCTGTCCGGCGAGTATGGCGACCCGTACAGCAACATCACATGGGGTAGCGGCGATGTCATTTCCAAAGCGTTGAGCATCATGGATAACCCATCCATCGAGAGCATCAACTCGCAACTTTTGGGTGGCGGCAAAGTTCCGTCATTCTACAACAACATCGCCAATCCCTATAGCGAAGCGCCAATCTCAACGATTGACACGCACAGCGCGGGGGCCGCCAGCCTGTTTCCCGGCGGTGGTGACGACCCCATTGTGTACCGAGGTATGGGTCTTGGCCCCGGTGCTGGTGGCGCACCCGGCGCTGCCGACAGCGCAGTCACCGGCTCAAAAGGGCTTTATGGCCCCTTGTCCGACATGCACACTCTGGCCGCGAGGGAGATGGGCTTCAGCGCACCCCGCGAAGTGCAATCAGCAACGTGGGAAGGTGTTAGAGATTTGTGGGGTCAAAACAAGAAAACAGCAGAATTGAAACAAGCCGTCTCGGACATCTGGCGCACTTCTAGCTCGCCAGATGACGCTCGGTACAAGATCGCGGAGTTACTCGGCAAGCCTGTGCGCAGGATGTTTCAGGTCAAATGATGCGGAGGTCGGGGGGCAACTGCTCCTCGGCTTCTTCGTCCCAGTCCTCGGGTAGGTTGCCGTCGTACAGCACGTAGAGATAGTTTTCCCGTGTTCGCGGAAGCCCCAACTCGCGCAGCACGCGCTCGTAGCATTCGTATTCACTCACTTCCCGTTCTCCCGTTCCACAATTCGCTGCCCAAAAAACACGATCTTCTCGCCGTCGTACCGCGCGCTGTCCTGCCCCGGCTTGCCGTGACCTTGACGTAGCGCGGCCACGCGCCACGCCGCCTTGAACGCATTCGCCACGTCGTACTCCATGCACAACGCCTCGATGATGTCGTTGCACTCTGCCATGTACGGCTCGCCGCCGGACGTCGGCCTCTCGACGCGCACCTTGTAATAGTCAGAGCTGCCACCGGTCAGCTTGGCGAGCGCCGCATCGGCCTCGGCGCCGGCCAGATCCCAGTAAAACGCGTCGCATATGCCACACTGGTAATTCATTTCGCTTTCCTCTTCATCGCTTCCAATAAGATTTCTTGAATGCTCTTCTTCGACGACAGGCGGTCCATGACGAGATCATCGACCGTGTGGCGGGCGAGGATCGGGTAGATGAACACCGGCCTGTCGTACCCGGCCTGCTTCTGACGCATCGGGCCGATCCGCTCGATGATCTGCATGTGCTCCTCAAGGTTCCAGTTGACCCCGTAGAAGGCGAGGATGTTGCCGCCGTCGGCGAGGTTCAGCCCGTGTCCTGCCGACGCCGGGTGTGCGAAGAGGATCGAGATCCGGCCGGCGTTCCAGTCCCTGATCGTCTGCGGGTCGGCGTCCAACATTCGGCCCTGACGGAACCGGCCCCGCAGGCGCTCCAGATCGTGCTTGAAGTTATAGGCCACCAAGACGGGGGCGCCATTCGCCTCCTCAATGACGCTCTCAAGCGCGTCCAGCTTCGCGTCGTGCACGGCCTGCCAGTTGCCGTACTCATCGGTGTACATCGCACCGTTGGCGAGCTGCAGGCACTTCTGCGTCCGCACGGCGGCGTTGGCCGCCTCGACGCCCTCTCTGTTGAGGATCGTGTACATCTCCTCCTCCATCTCGTCATACGCGCGGCGCGCTGCCGGCGGCAGGTCGATGTAGATCGGGCTGGTGATGGGCTTGTCGACCGGCAGGCCGCGCACGGTCAGGCAGATGTCGCGCAGCCGCTCCTCGACCTCTCTCTGCGCGTGTTCGTAGGGGATGAGGCTGAACCCGTCGCGGCCCTTGAAGAACCAGCGAGACACGAAGGCACTGAACGTGCGGCCCAGCCGCTCGCCCTTGTCGAGGAACCAGATCTGGCCCCACAGATCCTTGACGCCGTTCGGTGCCGGCGTGCCCGTCAGGCCGATGAAGCGGCCGACGTGCGTGTGTGCCACCTGCCCCAGCGCCCGGGCGCGTGAGCCGCCCTGCCTGATGCGGAAAGACTTCAGCCGCGTGAACTCGTCGGCGACGACCGTTCGGAACGGCCATGCGTCGCCCAGCGCCTCCCGGAGCCACACAAGGTTGTCGTAGTTCGTTGTGTAGATGTCGGCCGGGACGTCGAGCGCCGCCTGCCGCTGCTTCGGCGTGCCGGTGACGACGGACACGCGCAGGTGGGACAGGTGCGGCCACTTGGCGACCTCGTCCGGCCACGTCGACCGGGCGACGCGCAGAGGGGCCAGCACCAGCGCGGGGAACACGTCCTCGACGAGGGACAGGTTGTCCAGCGCCGTCAGGGTGCTGACGGTCTTCCCGCCGCCCATGGGCATCCACAGGGCGCTCCGGCGCACGTTGTACAGGTGCGCCATTGCCTCCTGCTGGTAGTCGTGAGGGGTGAAGGTCACTTACAGTTCTCGCAGGTGTGCTCCCAATCCCCGCCGACAAGGCGCGCGATGCCGCCGTTTTGCTTGTAGTCATCGTAGGCGTCGTAGAAGTTGAGGCCGTCGGCCTCATACTCGTCTCCACAGGTATCGCACTCGAAACTGATCGTCCGGTCTTTGTAGTTTTTGTTGATGGTCATGTCGGTGTCTCCAAGTTGGTGGGGGCCGAAGCCCCCACGCGCCTCACGCAAAATGATAATCGCAAAGCTGATCGAAGGGGACCGCTTCGCCTGCTTCGCGAGCCTCGTGACGCTCACGAGCGGCGAAGTAACCGACGGCGGCCAAATCCTGATAAGCAGCCGAGCCATACGCCGGATCGACCTCGACCCAATGAGCGGCGTCCAGACGACGACCGGCGGCCACAGCGGCTTCGATACGAGCCAGAAGAGCGGCGACTGCGTCTTCAGCTTCGTTGTCCCAACGACGCGCCCAATAATGAAGGCCTTCCTCGGCATCGTAACGCTCGGCATGATCCAGAAACGAATGAGCGTGCGCCCAACGATGACCGGCTTCGTCTTCTGCTACTACGTAAAACGAACGACCCACGATAACTGAACCGTCTTCGTCACGACCCAGATCGACCAGATCGTCGCGATAAGAGAGTGAAAGTGCCATTTGCTTAGTCCCTGTTTGCGTTGCTGATGAACCCTTCTCGCACATGCAATCAGAGGTTGCAACCCCCCTCCCTAACTATTTTCACGATATCGTCGATGTCCTCCATCGACCGGGCGATGAACACCGGGACGCCGTCGGCCCGCATGCGCTCGATCTCGCGCTGCTGGTGGCCGCTGAGACGGTCGCCGTCGGCCTTGACCTCCACGAAGGCGGCGCGCGGCCACGTCCACCAGATGTAGCAGTCAGGGCACCCGTTGCGGTTCTCCCAGCGCACCTTGCGGTACTGGCCCCCGCTGCCCTGCACGAGCTTCTTCAGGTGGTCCTGCAGCTTGCTGGCGGGGGTCATGGTGGCGGCCTTCCCGCCGACCAGTTCGGCTGCACGCGCACGTCGGCATTGGGCACGCACCATATCTCGCGCGTCTCGTCGACCGCGACGACCCAAAGCAGGTTGTGTTCGAGGCCGTAATCGATAACGGCCAACGCCAGCCCGCGCCCCTTCGGGGTGTCCATCGGGATCGAGGGGTCGAGCTGCGTGAACATCAACCCTTCCTATAGCGCCGCGCCTCAAACCCCGCCGCCGCCAGTGGCAGGCCGATTGCCCAGCTTGGGTTGGTGGACATCATAGCCGACAACGCCGCGTCGGTAAACGACGGGTCGTCCGGCACCTCGCAAACCAGTTCATCATGCACGCGCAGGACGACCGGGTAGCCAGCCTCCTCGGCCTTGCGCAGGCCGGTCATGAAGACGTCGCGGGCGATTGCCTGCACGACATTCTCCACCAGCTTGCCGTAGTACGTCTCCAGCAGCTTCCACTGGCGTGTGTACTGGTCGACGCCCTCATACAGCAGCTTGCCCGCGTCATCCTTGTGCAGGTTGCGGTAGCAGAGATAGCGGCCGCTCGGCAGGCGGATGCGGACGTAGCCGACGGTGTCGGGGCCGCTCGCCGTGTCTACCCGCAGCAGGCCGCGCACGTCGAAGCTGTCGCCGGGCGTGAGCACCGCCGAACGGACGGCGCCCTCGACGTCGTACCACAGCTTCTTCGTCGCCGGGTGTGCCTTGCGCCAGCCGCGCACGATTGTCATGATCTCGTCGTCGTCCATGGCGTTGAACACGTCGCCGCCCATCTTGCGGTACGCGCCCAGCCCGCCACCGTAGCCCCCAGCCAACTCGGGCACCTTGCCCTGCGTCTGGCGCTCGGCCTTGGTGACCTCCTGCGGATCTTTGCCGAGGATGACGCCTGCGGTGACCTTGTACAGGTCGGGCCCCTCGCCGCGATCATACAGCTTGAACGCCTCGATCTTCCACCGCTCGTCCGCCAGCCACGCCAGTACGCGGCCCTCGATGTTCGACAGGTCGGCAATGACGAGCTTGTTGCCGGGCTCGGCCACCAGCGCGCCGCGCACGGCGAAGGCGCAGCGCTCGCTGACATTGTCGTATATGATGTCCTCGCAGTCGTACTTGAACGCCGCAATCGTGGCCTCCTGCACGTCCCCGTCGAACCAGTCGGGCGAACGCGGCAGGTTCTGGGGCTGGAATATCCGCCCCGCGTCGCGGCCGGTGCGCCCGGCGCCGCAGAACTGCACGGTGCCGCGCAGGCGGCCGTCGGTGGACGTCGAGCCGATCAGGACGCCGAACTTCGCCGGTGACGTGGCTGAGGCCTGCTGGCGGATCTCCAGCAGCTCGCGGACGTGCGGGTCCAGCGTGCCCTTGAGCAGCGTCTCCACGGTGCCCTTGGTCAGGTCCTCCGTCTCGAAGCCCCGGGCGTCGCGCATGTAGTCGAGGAAGCGCTGGCGCTGCGTCGTCGACGACACGTCGCCCCCGGTCAGATGGGACGCACGAGCGGCCAGAGATCGTGTAGCTCGTTGAAAAGCTCGAATTGCGGCGCCTGCGAACTGAAGATCGATGGCGACACCACGGTCGTTAATTCTTTGGTCAAGTCCCCAAAGGTGCCGCTCACCGTGTGAATTGTTCCAAGCCGGCATGCGTCCATGTATGTTTCGCATCGCGTCCACATCGAGACGGGCGTATTCGATGAAGGCTGTCCACTCATCTGGGTGTGTCTCCCGTGTTGCGCGCCGGGTTTTCCAGTTCTTGGGACACGGCTTCGTGAATAGCTGTATAAACCGTCGACCGGCTTTGTCTTTAGCCTTATCTTGCGGTACGCCCAGCACGTCGCAGAGGCTGCCCAGCGACGCCGGCAGGCTGTGCGCGAGCGCGATGACCATCGTGTCCTCGATCTTCTCCACGGGTACGTGCACGCCGTTGTGGCGCAGCACCGTCCGGTCGAACGCGCTGTTGTGGATGACGATGGTGTCGGCGTCGTTGATGAGGCGCTGCAGGTCGAAGCGCCAGTCTGGCCGGTCCTGCGTGTCCCAGACCGCTACCGGCTCGTCGTCCAGTGCGACGGCCACCAGCAACACCTCGGCTGCCTCGGCGTACCTGTGCGCGCCCTGCTTGATGGGGGTCGTGCTGTAGGTTTCGAGGTCCAGCCACAGCGTCGACATCAACGCTTCCCGTGCAGTGTCTCGCTGACACGGCCGATGTTGATGTCGTGCGCCTCCGCCAGCGACTGGTAGGACATGTCGGGGAAGTCGGCGGCCATCTGGCGCACAGACGCCCGCACCGCCGCCGTCACGCGGCGACTGGTCACCGGCGCGCGGTCGTAGCTCCGGCGGCGCGTCTCCTGCGCCAGCTTGTTGATCTTCTGCGCGATGTAGAGCTGCCGCCGGGCGAGCACCTTGCTCTCCTCGGTCAAGGCGGCGATCAGTTCGCGGATTTCTGGAATTGTGCGTTTCATGTTGGTCCCTCCGTTCAGGTGGGCCGTGCCGCGAAGTTATCAGCAACGAAGGGAGGGACACCCCACGCGCAGCACGGCCCGCCTGAAAGGAGGGCACGGACGGCTCACCGCCCGCGCCCGCCCTATAGCCCTACAGCAGATCCATGCCAAGGGCCGCCTTGTACAGGTCGAGAATGGTCTCCATCTCGCGCCTGTCGTCGGCCTCCATCTTCCGCAGACGGACGATCTGCTTCAGGATCTTGACGTCATAGCCGACGGCCTTCGCCTCGCCGTAGACGTCCTTAATGTCGTCCATGACACCCTTCTTCTCCTCTTCGAGCGTCTCAACACGCTCGATCAGGAGCCGCAGCCGGTCGTCGGCCGCGTTGTGACCGGCTTCGATCACAGGATGTCTGCCGCGTCGGCCTTGGCCTTGGCGAACGCCGCGAACTCGTCAGCGCCGGCCGGAGCCGATCCGCCACCGAAGCTCTCGCCCTCGCCGGTCAGCATGACGCCGCGCAGCGAGCAGTTGATGCGGCGACCCCACTTGTTGTCCTGCGCCCAGATTTCGAGCGAGGCGTTGGCCACGGCGCCACTGTGCGCCTGCTGCTCGATGGCAGCCTTGCCGACGACAGGCTCACCGTACTTGTCGAACACGGTAGGCTGGGTCTTGGCGTTGCGGCTGGACAGGTAGTGCATGCCCTCGAAACCCGCGTATGCGTCGCCGGTCTTCTTCGACTTGTAGACCTTCTTGGTGAAGGCAACTTTGCCGTCGTCGACCAGCATCTCAAGTACGCTGTCCGCCTTGTCCTTCCACTCCTCCTTGGCGACCAAGAGAATGGCGGCTTCGATGGCCTTGTGGTGTTCGGAGTTCGGCTTGATGGGGAACTTTGCCCCATAGGCCGGTTCGCCTTCACCGAAGGCCTGCGGCTCGGCAATCGACGGGAACGCGAGGACGACGTTCTTCAGCATGATTTGTGTCTTGGCAGTCATATCAAATCTCCAGTTGTCAGTTGATGAGGTCGCTGAAATCTGCAGCGACCGATGGAACGACCAGTTCTGGCCGCTTATCCGTGGCGGGTGCCACAGATGGTTTGCCCGTGCTCTGGGTGATCAGCTCTTTGACCTTGGCCCAGCGCGTGGGGTTTTGCTTTAATACCTTCTCGGCAGTCGTCGGCGAGATCAGGCTGAAGTCATACATCTCATCCTGCCGCATGCGGAACGATTTCAGCAGGCCCTCGACTTCGGCCTCGCTGCCCCACTTGCGGTTGCCGCGCTTGCCCTCGACCAGCTTGTAGCCGTCGACCTTCTGCCCGGCAAGCAGGCGACGCTCGACCTCGGCGCGGACCGACTTGCACCACGCCTCGACCAGATCGACCTTGGCCATGGCCATCGGCAGGTAGTTGTCGCCGGTGGCGGTGTCGACCGTCTCAGGCAAGAACTCCGCAAACTCGTCAAGCGTGCACGCCGCGTCGCCACCCACCACGTCCGTCATCTCGGCGCGCAGCGCCGGGCACGTCGACTTGGCCTTGCAGAACCGGCACTGCGCCTCGCCCGGCTCAAGGAACTCGCTCAGGGTCGTCGGATCCTCGTCCTCGGCCGCGCGGCACATCTGCGCCCCCTTGCGGATGTCTTCACCGTCGGCCAGCAGCTCCTCGGTCGGCACGTGCCACTCGCTGACGAAGTTCAGGCGCGGCATGTGGATGTACATGCTGATGGTAGCGAAGTCGCCCAGAATGGAATACTCCTCCAAGGCACCGAGGGCGTACATCATGAGCTGCGGGTTATCCTGCGCAACGACGCGGCCCATGCCGTACTTCAGGTCGATGATGGTCAGGTTGTTCCCCGTCGTGTCCACGATCACGGCGTCGCTGGTGCCAGTGGCCCCGTCCTCGCCGGTCAGGTGGTCGATGGGCAACCGACGCTCGACCAAGAGCGTCTTGCCCTCGGCCATGTCGCGCACGAGCTTGACGTAGTCGTCGACGTAGTCGGCCATGTCTTTCGTGACGAGCCACTGCACGACTTCGTCGTTGTCGTCGAACTCGATCTTGTAGCCGACGTAGCCCTGCGCGTCTGCATCCTCGTTCTCGAGGACCATGGCGGACAGCTCGTGCGCGGCGGTGCCTTCACGGGCGTAAATGCTGCTCGTGTCCGGGTACGGAGCCTCAAGGACGACGCTGCCGGGGCAGCGCAGCCAGCGGTGCGCCCCCGACGGGCTCAGCTTGGCGTGCGCCATCAGAGTGCCCCCTTCAGCGTGGCGACCAGCTCAGGCCAGCGAACCGGGTCGAGCAGCGACGCCTTCTCGACGCCAAACTGGCTCAGGATCTCCTGCGCTGCCGGCTTGCCCTTGGCCTTGACGAGTTCCAGCACGTGCGGTGCCACTTCGGTGTCGAAGTCGAGTGCGGCGACAGGATTTTCGCGAACTTCAGGTGCGGCATCTTCCGCAACAGGCTCGGCGGCTGCAGCCATCAGCGCCACAATCTCGTTCGCGGCGGTCTTGGCTGGTGTCGGGTCTTTGGCGGGCGCCGCGCTGGCGTGATGCACGAACACGGGTACGGTCGTCTGCAACTGCGCGGACAGCGCCAGTACGCGGCCGGCAAGTTCGGTGAGGCTGTCTGCTGTGATTTCGATGCGGTAGGTCATGCGTCGTCTCCCGGAAAAATGGCCGTCATTGGTGCAAAAAACATACTAGCTGATACCGCGACCCAGACAGCTAGGCCGCGAGCTGAGGCGTCCCAATGTTCGGGGTTTGCCTGCCAAAGCGAAAACGCTGTAGCGGCGTAAACCACGACATACGGAGCTATCGCGGCCAGTGCGACCAGTGCAAAGCGGCGGGCGCTCATGCGTCGTCTCCATACACGGGGCTGTTGTTGCGTGCCTCTTCGAGGCGCTCGGCCAGCACAAGTGCCAGCTCACTATCGGCTGTCGCGAGTTCCATCAACTCGCGGTCGCTCAGTGTGCGCAGGTAACTGCGGTCATTCATCATCGTCGTCCTCCTCTTCATCTTCATCGTCCGTTTCTGGCTCGTCAGGCAGGGCCTCCCACTTGGCCTCGCGCTCGGCAATGATGCGGTCGCGTTCGGCCTGTGGCAGTGCGACCCATGCGGCGTCTTCGGCGGCAATCAGCTCGCGCTCTTCCTGAACGCGGCGCTCTTCTTCCTCGCGGAACAGTTCCCAGATGTCAGTCATGTCAAAAGTTCCACGGGGTTGCGTCGTACTGTGCAGCCACGGCACGCGCGGCGCGCTTCCCGTCGACCTGATGCTCGGCGAGCTGGACGCGGCGACCTGCGTCGATGATCTCGATGCAGACGACCGCGCGGCCCTTGCCGAGCGTGTAATAGTTTGCGGCTTTCGTCATTTCGGGTGTCTCCTGCGTTGCTGATGACCCTCTCTCGCATATGCAATTCAGCATTGCAACACCCCATTTGCAGTTTTTTACTCGTAGAAGATAATCTTTCCGCCTTCCATGCGCAGCGGGCCGTCCTTCTCTTTGCTAAGTGTCTGAATTGCCCGGACAACTGACTGTCTGCGGGTGTCGCGCTTGCCGGCCTCTGGCGCAGGCAAATCGGCCACGGCGCGGTCGATCAGGTCTACGGCACTGACGATACTGTCGCTGCCAAACACGGTCATAATTTCCAATAGGTGATTTTCTACACGTCCGCGCCGCTTGACCTCCTTGCGATCCGCCGGGTTCCCGGCCGGTGTCGACAGCTCGGTCTCGACCGCGACGCAGCTCGTGATGACGTCGCCGTCGTAGTCAATGCCTACGTCGATCACCTCCAGCTTGAACGGGTATCGAACGCCGTCCTCGCCGTCCTTCATCTTCTCGATGATGATCTCGCGGTCGCCGTTCTCGTGGCGCAGCACCTCAATCTGCACGTCGGCCGCAGCCTTCAGGCCGGACCAGCCGCGCGACCCCTTCGACAAGTCCTTGCCCGCGTGGTGGACGACGAGGTTCATGGCGCCAATGGCCTCGTGCAGCAGGTTAATGTTGCGCAGTGCGCGGCCCATATCCTCGCTGGTGTTTTCGTTGGCGCCGGGGGTCACCTGCGCCAGCGTGTCGATCACGATCATGTCGACCGAGCCGAGGTTTCGGATCTCCGCGATCACCTGAGAGATGTCGTCGTCGTCCAGAAAGTTCGGCGCGGCGGTGATCACGTGCAGGTCTTGCATGGTCTCTAGGTCAAAGTTGTGGTGCATGGCATACGCCTCTCCGCGCTTGCCCAAGCCCGACCCACCCTCGGCGGCGATCACCACGACGCGGCCCCGCACCGTCCGGCGCCCGCGCCACGCGACGCCGCGCGCAATCGAGAAGGCCAGATCCAGCGCCACGAACGTCTTGCCGGACCCCGACGCGCCGAACAGGATGCCCAGCTCGGCCTTGGGCAGCACGGCCTTGATCAGCCAGCTCATCGGCTCGCGCAGGGTAAGGTCGTAGATCGGCACGGGTCCGAAGCGGCCTACGCTCTTCGGCGGCAGGTCAGCCATGATCGCCTCGGCCTTGGCGAGCACTTGTTGGCGGCTGACTGCCTCACTGGGGTGGTGGACTGCCTCCTTGGACATCTTGATCACCGACGCCATCGTGATCGAGCGCTTGCCCGGCGTGGGCTTGAAGCTGTCCCAGAGGTAGCGCAGCCCCTCAGTGCCGGGGTAGGTGTCGCCGTCCGTCGACCAGTCGTCCCAGATGTCGAAGCCGGTGTCGTCGCCCTCACACTCGTGGTGCAGGGCCATGCCGACGCGCAGCCACGGCTCGCGGCCCATGCTGGGGTCGAGCTGGCCGACCAGCTCCTGCATGCGGGCGATAGTCAGGCCCAGCTTCGGCTCGCGGCCGGCCATGAAGTCGTTGGGGTCGAACGTCGCGCCTGACGACGTGCCGAAGCGGCGCTGGCACAGGTCAAGCGTGGCCGCGTCGACGACGGCGATGTGGTCCTCGTAGCCCATCACCTCGCAGCCCGGCAGGATATTACCCGTGAGGGTCACGAAGCCGGAGCTGCTGAACGTCTCGAACCCGTACTGGTCCGGCGTGGTGGTGCTCTTGTGGTTGCCCAGATCGCCCTTGAGGACGGCGCGGATGCCTTTGCCGCTGGGGCTGTACTCGGCGTACGTGCGGTTGACGATTGCCTCGACCTCGGCGTTCGTGTGCCCGACCACGTCGACGCAGTTGTCGAAGTCGAGGAAGACGTACCCGAACTCCTTCAGCGGAGCGAAGCCCACGCCATCGAAGCCTGCACGCACGGCGGCGTCGCGGGCCGCCACGAAGGTGGTCAGGCGGGCTCGGTCCTGCGGCGCGCCCTGCTGGCCGTGCCGGCGCGTGCCGTCGGCCCAGAACGGGATCTTGCGCGGCTTGGCCTCGCCGACGAACTGCTCGAAGCGCCACATCAGCCAGCCGGGCAGCTCACGGAGCGGCTCTGGCACCTGCACAGTGCGGAGGGCGGGCGCAATTAGCCTGACGTTGGACATGTCATCGTCCTCGCTCACGGGGGTTACAGGATGTCTGCGGCGGGAGCGTTGATTGCTCGGACGAGAAAGGGGTTCATCAGTCGGTCGCGATCCACGCCGAAGGTGCCCTCGATCAGCACGGCACGCTCGGGCGGAACCCAGCCGCGCGCCTTCCAGTTGTAGACCGCTTGGTGGCTGACACCCATCGCCTTGGCGAAGCGTACGATGCCGCCGCCGCGCTCGATGGCGACGTCGATGGCGGCGACGCGGTCTTCCTTGGTGGTCATGCTACCGCCTCTGGCTCGTGGGCGGCCTGCCGGAACCGCTCGGGACCAAGGGCCCAGACGCGGGCCTCGGTCATATACTGGGCGCGCAACTCCTGCAGGCGGTTGTCCACGGCGCGCAGGTCGGTCGTGAGCCGATCCCTCGTCGCGAACAGCGTGCGCGCCTCGGCGCAGGTTTCCCCGATCATGAGCGTTTCCCCCTCTTGCCGATGCGGCCCGTCTTGGGGTCACGGAAGTGCGCCTGCGACAGGGCGGCGGTCAGCCTGCTGACGTCGCTCTTGGCGACGGTGATGCGGACGTTGGCCTCCCGGAGGTCTGCCTCGAGGCGGGCGTTCGTCGCCCGCAGGTGGTCGGCCTCTGCCTTGTATGCCTCGACCGCCTCGCGGGCGGCCCACGGCCAGATGATGTTCATTCGCGTTCTCCCTGTTGTTGCTGTTGTCGTGTTTGGCACGTGCAATTGCACATTACAACCCGTCCTCTCGCACGTCGATCTCCTCCTCCGTGGCGGGGGGCGACCGCATAATGATGGCCACGGTGATGACCACGAGGATGGTCCGCGCCAGCGCGGTGCCGGCCGTCATGCGTCTATCCCTGTCGCGTAGGTGAACGTGGGCATGTTGCGCTTGCGTTGCAGCGCCACGATGGCGCGGCCGAGTTGCATCGTGGCTGCGCGGACGGCCC